ATGTAAGTCTTCCCCAAGTTCCTGCGCCCCAGCCTGTGCCAAATACAGCGGAGTTAAGCCCGATACTTACCTGATAAGCGGCTACGACAGAGCTGCCGCCATTGCCGCTATCTCCAGATGCGGCTGTAATAAGGGTAGGTGTATACACACCATTAATAGTTATGGAATCAACCGTTGCGACTGCACGGGCTTTAATCGTGTAGCTATTGGAATCCACAATGTTGTCGATTTGATACTCTTGATTAAGTATATCAGCGGTAATGTCTGCACCTAGACTAACGGCACCACTAAAGGTTACAAAGTCTCCAGCTACTGCACCATGACTAGGGTCTGCCACTGTAAGAGTTGCGTCTCCCACACTCACCCTAGCAAAGGTAACATCACCTGCCGCTGTAGTAACTCTTAAAGGGGTGATGTCATAGTAACCCTGACCTGATTCAATATAGTATTTAGAGCTAGTACCCAACCCTAAGAATAGATCTAAATTTAACGTCCTCCAAGGATGCAAAGCGCGGCACGTACCCAAGAAAGAATTGTTTCCTATCTTCTCCCAACCGCCAATTTTTTCTGGGAACCCCTGCCTAAATCTTACCTTGTCGCAATCAAACCAACCGCCCTCATTTGCATAGGACGTTGTTTCTTTGTTAATTCCCGGTTGGAACTGTAATTTTTGGAGGGGCATGTCAGTTCCTCAATTAGTTCAATTGAACTTATGCGTTCAGGGCGTCAAGATCATCCCAAACACGTTGAGCATGTGCAGCCGCGTCAAAGGCAACAGTTGCATCAGGATCATCGGGGTCTGGATCTGTCCAGCTATTTGCTGATGCTTGCGCTGCCAGATACGTTTGCAAGTTTGCTTTAGATGTGACTTCCTCAATCGCACCAGAAACGTCTGCGCCATCTGCGGAAATACCAATCATAATCCAATCTTGCGGTGATGCAGTGCCACTATCTGCAACCGCATACATGCCGCCAGTTGATTGCGAAACGCCAAACTTTAGCCAAGTTGGAATGGTGCCGTTCGCTTCAAGGCGGTACTTTACTACTTTATGAGCCATCAGTTTGATCCTCTATGAGTGTGTTGGTCAAAGATGTTTCGTCGAGTATAGCAAACCCACGGCTCTCTGCAAAGGCGCTTGGACAATGCGCCCATTTCTCTGCACATGCCTCTAACCACTGCACAGTGTGGTGATGCTCTGGTGCTTTGCCTTCTTTGATAAGCTCGTTTTCCCAGTTAAGGTATGACATAACCTCTAGCTGTGCTTGCGCTGCGTTAATGCCAAGATCGAACAGGTAAATCATGTTGCCTTCATCAATCACGCCATTGCGTGGACGGGCAGAGTTGAGCGCCTGCTTCAGGCAAGTCATAATGTGATACTTGATTTCCTCAAGCTCATAGTCAGCCTCAGTAAGCTCATCCTTGCCGATCTTCTTCATCAGGTTGTCGTACTGATTGGTGAAGAAGTTTAGCTTGCGAACAGCCGCCTCAACGTAGCCGCGTGAGCTTGCAGCGTTAGCCTCTTTCTCGTTAATCTTAATCTCAAGCATTTCGCGCTCAAGATCGTCAGCCTCATTCTCTAGCTTGCGCTCCAGCTTCTTTAGCTTGACTTCTTCCTTCTTCATACGGAAGTAGCCTTCCTGCAAAGCTGACTTGGTTTTCTCGATCTCAGCAAGCGTATGCTTCACAGAACGAATAGGCGTGATTGCAGTAACATCTAGCGTTACGCTCATCATTTGAGAGTGCGACTTGTAGAAGTTACTAGACGCCTGCGCGATTGCAGGAGCCTTGTCGGCAATATTAGCCAGCATAGACTTATACTCAGGCTTCGCGCTTGGAAGCTGAATGTTAAGGTCTACCGTGGCGAGTGCCGTTTCTTTTACTGTATCTTTAGGCATTATTCAGGCTTCTCTGGAAGCGTGTGAGTATGAGGCCAACCAGAGGCGCTTGGCAAGTTACGAAGTGCTTGACGGTATGTAGCCCACTCAGCCTTCTTTTCCGTGGTTAATGCACTGTCGGGTAGCTGAGTCCAATCACATTCAGCAAGAAGCGATGTTCTCGTAGACCTTGCGCTTGCGGCGGTGTCTGCATCGACACGAGCGCGATAAGCCGTTGTCTGAGCGTCAACTGTTTGCACGTTGCCATCATCGTCGGTGTATTCGGTAAACACAGGTCCAACAGAATTAACTGTGTACCAAACCCCATCATCTGCCTGCGTGACACCAGACTCATAAGAATATTCATATGGTGGGGTCGGGTTTGCGGGAGCGCCATTTAATACAGGATCGGCACCAAGCTGATTCAAACGCTCCTTACTTATGCCCGCCGTAAGAACTGGACGGACCTTCTTGTTGCGAGTGCGAAAAGTCGTCTCAGTGACTACTTCGCCTGTTTCTCTTATGCGAATTTTTGCCATTGTAGGCTCCTTTATGCTATTGCGTAGAAGATGTAGTCACCCGCAGTGAAGCTACTGGTAATTGTGAAACCTGAAGAAAGCGGGTCGATGTAATCCGTGTTTGTAACCTGTGCCGCTGTTGAGTTTAGCAGAAGATACGGGTCATTGCCTGACACAATACCACGCTCACTATCCCAAACATACCAATCGCCCGTTGCGTCGGTGCGCTTCAGAAGCACAAACCTAGCGCCTGACGTAAATCCACAGTCCACGTTTGTTGTTCCAGAATGCGTTACTGAACCAACTTTGGATATGCCAGCAAGGGTTGCAAATAGGTAGGCAATGTAGGTGCTGCCAGAGGCGTTTACCAAAGCGTCTGTTTTGAGTGAAAACACAGAACTTGTGGGCGTTGTGTCATTCCAATACCCATCATATGCAAAGGTACGCCCATTGCTGTTTAGGATCAAATAATTTGTTGCCCCAAGAGGCGCAGCGTACACGGCCCAGTTACCACTCCCTGACCTTTTCTTCACCCACATCATCTCAGGTGCAACGCCAAGGTTATGAGCTACGGTTCTTGCACTTCCCGTACCCGTGTATGCAACGACATCCATGTAAGAAGGCGCACGTTTCCACATCCAAGAGTAATAATTTGAATTAGCTCCTGCGCCTGGGCTATAATAACCATCCATGTAATCAAAAGTTTTTACACTATTGGCGTACTCAGCAATAGTATTACTTGGCAGTACGTCTTTTGCACCCCTTAACCTATCTGATAACCCTGCATCAGTCCCAGTTGTATATTTGTTAATAGCCATATCAACAGGAAAACCAGAATTATAAGAAGGTGTTCCTCCTGATGTGTTTAACTGTTGGCTGATAGCAAACACATCAGTCGCACTCTCAGGCACTTTAGTACCACGGCGAATGGCGATGTAGATGCCTGTTGCGTTTGTGCCAAACCCTGTGTCTATCTTGTAACCTGTCGCAGTTGGTCTGCTTAGTACCAAAGTACCTTCAGCATCACTTGTGTTGGCTTCTAATACTTTAAAAGTATTATCTACAGTGTCTCCACGCATTACATCACCAATACGCCAGTCACCAGTGCCGCTTGTTTTCTTTAGCATAATCCATTGCGGCTCAAAGCCAAGATTAATTTCCGCTACATCGCCTGTTCCGTCAGTCGTAAACGAACCACACTTGATAATATCAGCATCACCATCAGGGCCGAACTCACCGTCACCATCGTTGTGGGCGAATAGGTAGGCAACGTAGGTGTTGCCGTTTGCATTAGTTTGAGCAGATTGGTATGCCAACTTAAAAACTGTATCACTCTGCGAATACTGAAACCTTGTGAGAGTGCTTGCGGCACCTGTTCCATTTAATGAGAGACTATAGGCAGATGAAGGTGTTGTACCAGTGTCTTCTGCTAAGTCTTTATGATAGACCATCCAACTTTCTGCGCTGTTTAAACATTTAATGATAATTAAACCGGGGGCGCTGCCTAAATTATGTGGAATCTCTCTAAAATTAACACCATCCCCAGTATAAGTCACCACATCAAAAAACTTTTCGGCTTTGCGGAATGTCCAAGAGACGTAGTCATTACCAGATGTATTTAACTCAATATCATTGCCAATAGTAAATCCATTTGAATTAAATGCAGTAACACTATCAACATCAGCACCTTCTCCATTGGTTTGAGAACTAGAAATCTGCTTGGTAACGCCTCGTTCAGTATCATATAAGTAATGATGATATGTAGTTGATCTATCTTTGATCCAAACCATCCCACCTTCGCCATCAAGATCAATACCGTTTACAATATCAGTATCGTCAAGCTGAACACCCTCATACAAATAAGTGCTGAACACTTCCTCTACGTTCAGGGGGAAATTTCCCGGTACAGGCCAGAGGCCCGCCTTCTGATAAGCAAGCTGTTCTTCCAAAGACCACACGCCCTTCGCGGCGCTATTTCCAAAATTACCAGCAGGCGCTGTCGGGTTCTGCGTGATGATGTTGCCAAGATAGCGTTTATCAGACATTATGAAAGCCCTCCGTGAGCATCTGAGCAAGCTGTGATAGAAAAAGCTTCAGCGGCTAATAAATCACCAAAGTCTGTAGCATTACCTGTGGAGGGTATAGAAATAAACTCTATCGTGTCTACATAAGAACTAGTTAAACCACCACCAAATACACCCCTGTCAATACCTGTTGCAGAAGTAGCTGCTAAATATTCTGTTGCGGTGGTTAAATCCCCAAAGTCTGTGGCATTTCCTGTGCTTGCTATAGTAACATAGTCTAAAACATCAGACTTACTGCCAGTGCTACCACCGCCAAAAACAGCACGAGTTGCAGAGGAACAAGCTGCTAAATCGTCACGGCCTACCGTTAAGTCTCCAAAGTCTGTAGCATTGCCTGTTGAGGCTATAGTAACATATTGTATTACATTTGATGCACTAGCACCCCCACCAATAAGACCCCTAGTAGAAGAGGAAGTAGCAGATAACCTAGAAATACTTGCCAATAAGTTTCCAAAGTCAGTGACATTACCAGTATTAGCTATAGTAATATACTCCATTACGTCTATGGTAGAGCTAGTAAAACCACCACTAAAAATACCTCTAGTACTAC